AATACAATTAATGGAGAGCCAAGTAAAGCTGACAATATAGAAATACCAAACGGAACTTACACATTTTATATAGAAACAGAATCTTCAAGTTCGTACTCAGTAGATGTAAGAATTATACACAAACCAAAAGGAATATTAAAACCAAAAAAAGAAATTCTTTATAGAGGATCTGCAGCCTTTGCAACAAGTAAAAAAATAAACATTCCGAGTTTAATTCCTGAAATGAAAGTGATAGATTTTATTACAGGTTTGTTTAAAATGTTCAACTTAACAGCCTTTGTAAATTCAGACAAAGAAATAGTAGTACAAACCTTAGATAATTTTTATTCAAGTAGTACAACAATTTGGGACATTACACAGGACCTAGACAAAAACGAAAGTGTAGTAGATTCTATTTTACCATTTAAAGAAATAGATTTTAAATACGAATCAACAGGAACTTTTTTAGCTAAGAATCATAAAGAGTTAGCAGGAAAGGATTGGGGTAGTTTATCTTATAAAGATGGAGATAAATTCGATGGAAAAAATTACACAGTAACAGTTCCTTTTGAACATATGAAATTCGAAAGACTTTTTGTTACAACAGCAGGAGTAGTTCAAACAACCACAGATTCAAACGGAAATACAATAAATCAAAACTCTAATATACAATTTGGATATTCCGTAAACGAAACACAAAGTCCTTACTTAACAAAGCCATTGTTATTTTATAGCGGAAACGGAATACTGTCAAACATAAAAGTAAGAAGTTTAGATGATCAAACAATCTCAACTGTCAATTCTGTTTACTTACCTTTAAATTCTCAATCTACAATATTTGTAGGCTTTACAGGTCAAAGCTTAAATTACAATGAAGAGTTTGACGAATACAATAGAAAGCCTGTTATAAACACAATGTTTAGCACTTATTACAAGTCATACGTTCAGGATATGATGGACGTAAGAAAAAGACTTTCTACTTTCAAAGCTTACTTACCAATGAAGATGCTACACAACTTATCTTTAGCAGACAGGATAATTGTGTTTGATGATATTTATAGAATTAATAAAATTACTACTGATTTTTCTACAAATAAGTCAAGTTTAGAACTTACTAACATATTTGAAGACATAAACTATAACAGTCTTTTAACTATTGCAGGAACAGGAATAACAATAGATTTAGATAATATTTTTATAGATAATATTGACATAACAGCAGATTCAAGTGGATTAACAGAAGGTTTTGACATTCCTGACATTACAACTGACGTACCAAGTGAGATTCCAAGTAACGACCCACAACCAATTTTAGAAGATGAGGTAATAAGTGTTACTCCTCCTTCGCTTAATCCTGTAGAGATAGTTCAAAACACAGACACAAAAGCATATTTAAAATACGAAATTAGTGAAGTAGGAAAATTAATAAACACACCACAAATTGACGAATACGGCTTTTTGTATTCTTATACAGAAAGTGATTTGGATAGTACTGATGTAGACACTTTAATAGCAAAGGCAGGTGTTACTAATATTCCTTTTTATACAACAAGTCAAAGTAAATTTTACTTATCTGCAACTGCATCGGCTGTAGTAGAAAACTTATCGCATCCTGAAATAATTTATTTTAAATTTTATGGGAGAACAAATACGAGTTCTTTGTTTCCTTTTGCAGATGCAATAAGTCCAATAGTTCAAAGCAAAACCGTTGCAAGTGCTACACCAATATTAGGACAAATGCTTGTAGCAACTTGGGCACAGTTTCAGCCAACACCATCAGCATCCTGTGGAACTCAGTTCACTACATCACAAGGAGACATCTTTACATTTGAACACACCGGAGGTGCTAGGGATCCACAAGTAGGAGATTTTATTAGAACAACAGGAAAAATTGTAGCCGGTAATCATTTGCCTGGATTTGAAAATAAAGTTTGGTCTTTTGCTACTTTCGATGGTGGAGTAAAATCTTTAGTTGGAATGAGTTGGCCAAGCTATGCGAATTATGTTAATCTTTATATTTTAGATCAGTATGGATTCTCTAGATTAGGCGTAACTGTTTATATGTGGACAGCAGAAATAATAGCAGTAGACACTTGTCCTTAAAAAATAAATAATATGGAAAATATTTTTAAATTATTAGAATTAGTAAAAGAAAAAAAATTATCAGGGGAGTTTATAAAAATTGCTCTAGGTAAAAATAAATTTCCTGAAACAGTCAAAGAAGGTTACCAAATGTTAAAACAAGAGTTATGGCAGAAAAAATAATTGATATAAAATTAAATGCTAAAGAAGCAATAAAAGCTGTTCAGGATTTAGACGATAGTATTGAAGAGTTAGAGGGTGGAGTTTCTGATTTACAGAGAGGATTAAATGATCTAGAAAAGGAATTATCTGAAGTCACAGGAGCAAGTGGAAAAGACTTAGCTAAAAGAAAACAGCTTAATAAAGTAATTGCAAAGACTAAATCTAATCTTAAGCAAGAAAAAGAAGCCTTAAAACAAAACGTAAAGCAAAGACAAAAAGCTAATAAAACTTTAACTGTAGCAAATACAAAACTAAAAGAACAGGCAAAGGCTCATAATGAAGTGTCTAAAGGACTAACTAAAACAATAGGAGGGACAGGATTATTAGATCAAGCCACAGGAGGATTGTTTAGTAGATTTACAGGATTAGTAACAGGGTTAAGAGCAGCTACAGGCGGTATGAAACTGTTTAAAGTTGCTTTAATAGGTACGGGTGTAGGAGCATTAGTAGTCGCTTTAGGATCATTAGTAGCAGCTTTTACAGCAAGTGAAGAAGGACAAAATAAATTAACTAAAGCTCTTAATCAGGCTAAAGCAGTAATTGCAAATACAGTAGAATTATTCTCTCAATTAGGAAACGGAATTATAAATACTTTTTCAGCAGTTGGAAAATTCATAACAGGAAAAGGAAGTCTAAGTGAGGTTGGAGATGCTTTAGGAGATACTTTTGATACTGTAAGTGAAAAGATTAGCAACTTTAGTGAAGATATTAAAGAGGATGTAAAACTAGCAGGAGAGTTGTCAGACTCATTAGCAAAAGCAGATAAGATTGACAGAAAGTTAATGGTTGAAAGACAAAAGGCTAATACTAAAGTTAATGAACTAAGAACTAAAGCTTATAATACAGAAAAATTTAATGCTGAAGAAAGAATAAAATTCTTAGAAGAAGCTATTACTATTGAAGATGGTATTACAAATAAAGAAATAGAAGCAGCTAGATTAAGGTTTGAAGCTAAGAAGAAAGAAAATGAAATGACTTCTTTAGCTAGAACAGAGGATCTAGATGAACAAGCTAAATTAGAAGCTAAGTTATTTGAGTTAGAAGCAAAGAAAACTAACAGGCAGAGAGAAGTCGAGAATCAACGACAAATGCTTTTAAGGAAAAAGAAGAAAGAAGAAGAAAAAGAAAGAGCAGACGCACTTAAAATAGAAAATGACAGACTTCAATCATTAGAAGACATTAAAAATGAATTTGAACAAAAAGAATTAGAAAGGGACGCTGTATCTGAATTACAAAAAGTAGAATTAGAAGAAGCAAACCAACTAGCAGAATTAGAAGCATTAAACGCTAGTGAGGAAGCTAAACAACAAGTTAGAGACTTTTATCTAGAGGAAAAAGATAAAGCAAGAAAAACAGATGCAGAAAAAGAAATTGAAGCAATGCAATTCGTTGCAGAGGCTGAACATAAAATAAGGATGCAAAATGTAGATAGCATTGGAAGGGGTTTTGCTTTATTGGGTCAACTTGCAGGAAAAAATAAAGCTTTACAAGCAGCAGCGTTAATTGGACAAAGTGCAGCAGGTATTGCAAAGACTGTAATAGAAACACAAGCATCTAATGTTTCGACAATTGCACAGGGAGCAGCATTAGCAATTCCAACAGCAGGAGCGTCAGTTACAGCAGCTTCAGCACTAGTAGCATCTAATAACATAAGCGCAGGAATTGGAATAGCATCTAATATAGCAGCAACTGCAAAAGGACTTCAAGCTTTAGGAAAAGGAGGAGCACCATCAAAGGGAAGTGTTCAAGGTCCGAGAGGTGGATCAACACCACCTTCTTTTAATGTAGTAGGAGCAGCACCTGAAAATCAACTCGCTCAAGCAATAGGAGAAAAAGAATCTGAACCATTAAGAGCTTATGTAGTGACTAATGAAATAACAAATGCACAGGCATTAGAACGTAATATAATTAACGAAAGTACAATTGGATGAAAATAGTAGAACTAATAATTGACGAAAACGATGAGTTTAATGGCGTAGAAGCGATTAGCATCGTGGAGAACCCTGCAATAGAGGAGGACTTCATTGCTCTTAAAGATCATAAAGAAATTAAATTAGCTGAAGTAAGTTCAGAAAAAAAAATACTAATGGGTCCTCTTTTAATTCCAAACAAGCCTATTTACAGGAAAAGTGGAGAAGAGGAATATTACATTTACTTTAGTCGTGATACTGTTTTAAAAGCTTCACAAAAATATCTTAAAAGTGGTAATCAAAAGAACAGCACTTTAGAACACCAAATGAACATACAAGGATTAACTTTAGTAGAGTCTTGGATCAAAGAAGATAAAGTACACGACAAGTCAGTTAAATACGCAATGGATGTTCCAATAGGTACTTGGATGGGAACAGTTAAAGTTGACAACGATGAGGTTTGGGATAATTACGTTTCTACAGGATTAGTTAAAGGTTTTAGTATTGAAGGTTACTTCGCAGATAGATTAGAATCTCCACAAGAAAAAGGAATTAAAGATGAACTAAGTGAGAACGAAGAGGCAGAGTTTTTAATACAAGAAGTAAAACAAATGCTTAAAGGAGAAGAATTAGAGTCTTATGCTGATTATCCTGAAGCAGTAAAAAACAATGCTAAAAGAGGAATAAAATTAAATGATAAAGTAAACAACAAATGTGCTACACAAGTAGGAAAAGTAAGAGCTAAACAATTATCTCAAGGAAAAGCATTAACTCTTTCTACTATTAAAAGAATGTTTAGTTATTTATCACGAGCACAGGAGTATTATAACGAGGGAGATAATGAAGCTTGTGGAACTATTTCTTACTTATTATGGGGAGGTAAAGCAGGACTCAGATGGTCAGGAGCTAAGTTAAAAGAATTAGATCAATTAAAAACGATCTTAGACGATGATAATCCTTGTTGGGATGGCTACGAAATGATTGGTTATAAAATACAAGATGGAAAGAAAGTTCCTAACTGTGTAAAAATTAAATAATGGGGAAAAATAGAGTAATTAAATATCCAATACCTAGAGGAAGTAAAAGAGCTTGTCTTTGCAGAGATGGAAGTTATTCAAGAAAATGCTGTGGTCAGGATTATTATTCTCAAGGAATAGGGAATGTTACAGGAGATGGAACCTGAAAATGCAAAATAAATAAGTTAAAACGTAATACTAATATGAAAAATCCAATAGAAATGTTAAAAGAAATAAAAAACCTATTGGGCGTGGAATTATCTGAAGAAGTGAAAACTGAATCACAGGTAATCCTTGCACAATTAAAACTAGAGAATGGTACTGTTCTTGAGTCAACTGAATTCAAAAATGGTAACGATGTCTTCATACTTACAGAGGATGAAAAAGTAGCCTTACCAAAAGGAGAATACCAACTCGAAGATGGTAGAACTTTAGAAGTTTTAAACGATGGAGTAATTAATTCAGTAGAAGTTAAAGCTGAAGAAGCACCTGAAGAAACTCCTGAAGAAGTTGAAGAGGAATTAGACGAATCTAAATACCCAACAATGGAAGAGTTTGACGCTCTTAAAGAAATGGTTATGTCTATGAAAGAAGAAATGGGTGCTTATGGAGATAAGGACGAGGATAAGAAAATGGAAGAGGAGGACGAAATGTCGGAATTAAAACAGGAATTATCCAAACCTGCAGCAAATCCTATTAAACATAATCCTGAAGCTAGTGTAGAAAATAAGAAAAAAGTATTATTTGCACAAAATAGAAATGCAACAACATTAGATAAAGTGTTAAATAAAATAAGTTCAATTAAAAAATAAAATCTAGAAAATGGCAACAACTACAAGTATAACAACTACTTACGCAGGGGAGGCAGCAGGAGAATTTATCAGTGCAGCGCTTCTAAGTGGAAGTACAATCGATAACGGAGGGATTACAGTAAAACCCAATGTTAAATTTAAAGAAGTAATCAAAACTTTATCAACCGATGATATTGTTAAAGATTCCACGTGTGATTTTGATCCCACGTCTACGATCACTCTTGCAGAAAGAATAATTCAGCCTGAGTATCAGCAAGTTAACTTACAGCTATGTAAAAAAGACTTTCAGTCGGATTGGGAAGCTGAATCAATGGGATATTCAGCACACGATAACTTACCTCCTGCATTTAGTGATTATCTAATTGGTCACGTTGCAGCTAAAGTAGCACAGAGAACTGAGACTTCTATTTGGGAAGGTACTACTGCAACAAACGGACAGTTTAATGGATTAACTACTCTATTAGATGCAGATGCAGGACATACAGGAGGAA